TTGCGGCAGTAGCAAGATAGTAATTAGTTATTGTAGAAATACTTTCACCAGCCGCACCTGTTTCACCTTGTGGCCCTTGTGGGCCAGTGGCGCCATCATTAACTCTAATTAAATCAGTTTGTGCTTCTGCTCTAATCATATATATCACTCCTCTGTGTATAACCTACACAGTATATTTACTTCTGTTTCATTAGAACTAACATTATAGTTGAATCCACTACCAACCCAATCATTGTTCCTATACCATCTCAAATCAGCATTGGCGCCAAATTGTGCTTCAAGTTCACTTTGAGTTGTAATAGCAGTAGTTCCTACATAAACAGTAGCATTTAAAGTAGTAGAAATAGCTTTATTGTGGAAGATGTTTCCACCACTTGAAATTACTGAAATGGTTATACCATCTAATCCATTCTTTACTTTTGCGGAAAAATCAGCAGCTAATTGACTAACTATAGCTGACATTCCACCTTCTTTAATCTTGTACTCACCAAGAACAGCTTCAACAGATTCACCAGAAACAGAAACAACTAACTGTAATACTCTTGCTTCTAAATATAATTCTCCTTCGTTATCAATAATGTTTATCCTATCTCCAACTTTGATATTATCTGGAAGTTTGATTATGTTACATTCATAGTTAACTTCTGGATAACAAACCTTTTGAAGCGCCGCGCGAGCTTGTCCAGCAAGAGTTGCTTTATCTGTTGTATCATAAGTAAATCTCTTTACAATCAATCCATCAGTATCTAATACAGAGGCCCATCTTCTCATTTGAGTAGTATTTCTCATTTGTCCAGTGGCGCTATCAACTGTATAAACATCCCCTTTACTATCTGTATAAGAATAAGAATATCCTTTTAAGTTGATTGGAGCATTTGCATTAGATGGAGTACCACCTTCTACTTCAAAAGCTGTAGCAAGATTAGCAATTGATTTTTTAGTTACTATATTATTAATATCTCTTCCTAACCTTAACTGCGCTACTGGCTCTTGTGAACCTCTCTTTGGAATAATGTTTATACACCTTTGTTGAACTTCCATTCTTTCAATAACAAAGGAGTAATACATTTCACAACCAAATAAGTTTGCAATTGATTTAATTCTTTCTACAACAGTATTCTCTCCATCCCATGTATAGGTTTTAGTTCCTGTTGGAGTTCCATATAACTTAACACTCCATCCAGAAGGAATAAATGCGTTAACCATCTGTTGTAATGTTTTATTACTCTGTGTAGAAGCACCAACTACTTTATTAATCAAATCTAAACCAGCATCTTCTGCATAGATATTTACACTGTTGTTTAAAGTGTCAAATTCTGTTTCAATAATCTGATATAAACTATCATAAGTGTTTTCACTGTCCGTAAAGGCTGCGCCAGAACCCTTTATAATAAAGTGGCCTTCTTGCGCCAGTGACTCTACTTCTTCTCTTGGTTTTCCATTGCAATGGATAGTACAAGTGAAGATATTACAACCAGTATCTATATCTTCTGTTGTGCTATCTTCTGTAATTCTTAAGCCTTGGGGAAGGCTTGTTGATGCCATCCCCAAAACTTCTAACTGTCTATCAAAAAAATATACAATCATATGAACACCTCGTTATACATTATCTTTAATACTGGATGATAAGTTGGGTTAACCCAAGGACTCCAAGAAACATTGATAATGTTCTCTCCTTTAGTAAGCATAAAGCTCTCCCAATCATTAGCTAAAGCTCCATATTGAGGTGCAAGTTGTCCATCTTCGGTTCCAGTTCTCTTAAGTATGATTGAAGCATCACTACAGTTAGCTTCAACAATATCACCAGCAGTAAATACATTCTTTGTATCTGCAAAGTGCGCGCCAGCAAGTTGAGTAATCTTAATTGAACTTACCGCATTTGTATGAAGTGCGGCAGTAGTTTTACTTTGTCCAAAGTGCATTGAAACTTCACTTGCTAATACCATATCCAAATCCCCAACAGAATATGATACTTGCGCTAGATTACCAACCTTGAAAGTAAATGAACTACCTGTTCTCTTAATCATTGAATTAAGATTAGATTGAGTGTAGTTATAATGAGAAAGTACTGTTCTTGTCTTCTTTACATTCTTTGTTTTCTTTACTTTCTTCTTCTTTTGTTTTACATAGTAAGTTTCTTTAACATAATATGTTTCTGTTTTATAGATTGGTGTTCTATTACAGTAACCAAAGTTTGTATTATAGTATGACAAGTCAATAGTTGCTGTTCCTCTCTGCGCGCCATTGACAATATAACGAACTGTTCCATTGTTTCCATTTGCTGTTTTCTCAATTACAAACCCAGCAAGCATTGTTCCAGATGAGGTATAAGCACCACATTCAAAACTTCCAAGCTGCGCCGCATTGTTGCAACTAATTCTATGAACTAAAGCAATTTCAAAATTCTGCGCGCCAGCACCACTAATTGGATATCGTAAAATTGGCCCATGCCAAGCAGTACCAGAACCATATGTTGGTTTTACATACTTAAGTGTTTGGCCTTTTCCTCTATTCCAATAAGTATCTGTAATGTTTTGATTTGCAGAGCAAGAACCTGTGATTACTTTATTTCCCCAAGTATGGCCGCCTGTAGTGGTAAATCCATCAAGAGTAGTAAAGGTTCTATTCAGAACTTGTGCTGCTTGTGAAGAAGCATCTAAATCTATTGCTTCTGGATTACCAAGCTGAATAATGTTTTGTTCATCATCCATAAAAGCAACGAAGCCGCAATCTCCATCTTCACTGTAATCCCCACCTTCAAGCGCACTTACAAACTCTGCTTGAAGTACTGGCCTTGAAGGATAAGTTCCATTATAGTGAATCAAGAACTGCGCGCTAGAATCGTTATATTCTACTGGTTCCGCAGTATAAACGCTTGTGGAATACTTGAATGGGTCAGCGCATTTAATCGTATAAGTACCTACACAGAATGTGCCAAACTTCTCTTCTGGCTCATTAATATAAATTGTTCCAGTAAGGAACTTATCTACATCATCATTAAACTGTATATCCACTTCTTCCTCATCAAACATTCCAAGCAGCTTTGTATACTTATCTCTGTAATCACTATACTCATCTGTTTCAATTACATACTTAATGTTTATTTCTCTCTCTGGGTATCTTGTGTAATCAACAACACTTCCATCTCTCTTGTATTGATTAGAAACAATCTCTTTAGTTAATACTTCTCTCCCTGTTGAGTTAATTGTTGTGAAGCCAGAAATGACATCTTCAACATACATTCCATTAATCTTAACTGCATCAACAGCCAAGTCATTTCTTTCTCTTGCCATTCATTAACCTCCTTACACAACACCCACTGCTCTATTTGCTCTTCTTTCAAGTGTGTTAATTTCTGTTCTCATAAATGGCGCAGTAGCTTGTGCAATCTGTTTACCATTTACATTAACAGCAGTATTGATATTCATACCGCTTAAAGCATTTATCATTGTTTGTGCTAATTTATCGTAATCAATGTTTGAAGAAGACACCATCATCTGTTGCGGCTCACTCTTCATCTGTACTTGGTTATTGAGCCACTTTCTATATTGATTTGTTTCCGCGGCAGTAAGAATTGTTTCACCTTTATGGAGTTCAGCTTCATAACCATCATAAGGAACTTCGCGTAAACCAATTCTTTTCTTCTTCTTTTTCTTCTTTGAACCAGAGGAGCCGCCAGAAATAGCTTTAGTAATTGTTTCTTTTATAGTTGTAAAAGTCTTTGTGGACTTCTGCCCTAGGATATCTTTCCATTTGCTATAAATAGATTTCATGCTGCTTAATACTCCATCAAATCCCTTCTTTGCAACTTCAAAAGTTTTCTTTGCACTTTGTCCTAGTACATCTTTCCATCTGCCATAAACACTCTTTGCAGAGCTAACAAAAGACTCAAACCCAGATTTAGCTACACTGTATGCTTTACTTGCCTTCTGTCCTAAATTAGTTTTCCATTGATTGAATACATCTCTTGCTTTGTTCTTTACTTCATCAAACTTCTGTTGTGCCATTTGATATACTTTCTTGGCTGGTTGTTTTATAACCTTATCCCAAGATTTCTTAACTGTATCAATTGCATCTGTAGCTATCTTGGAAGGTTTAAGAACTGTAGCAAATGCTTTACCTACAATACCTAAAGCACTCTTTATTCCTTCAACAATAGCCTTCATAATTCCAGTACCAACATTCTTGAAAAGAGAAGGTAGTTGTTTAATAAGTGCAAGTGCTAACCTACCAAGAGCAAGAAGCAGTTGCGGCAGCGCCTTAAGTATTCCAACAATTATATTCTTAATAAAGCTAACACCTGTGTTTGCCATTCCCTTACTTGACATTTTATCAATGCCTTTTGCAATACCATTAATAGCAGATGTTAAACCTTTCATTATCTTTGCTGGCAGTGTTGAAACCCATTTAAGAATCTTTGCAATTAAGCCGCCGCTCTTACTGTTGAAGAGTTTAGGTATAAGCTCAAATACAGAGCTAATCAAACCATCAACAATCTTCATAACAACAGGAATTACATTCTTTGCAACAGTACCAATAGAAGAAAACAAGTCTCCTAATGTTTTACTAATCTTCGCGCCATCACCGGAACCAAGAGAAGTAAGGAAGTTCTCCCATGCGGCCTTGGCCATATTTACAGAACCTTCTATTGTCTTACTTGCTTCCTTTGCTGTTGTACCAGTAATTCCTTGTTCCTTCTGTATTACATGGATAGCTTGAATAACATCATCAAAGTTAGCAATATCATAGTGAATACCAGTAAGCTTTTCTGCGTCAGAAAGTAAACGCTCCATTTCTGTTTTAGTACCACCATAACCAAGCTTAAGGTTATCTAGCATTGTATAGTTGCCTTTGGCAAAACCTTTGTAAGCATTTTGAACTTCTTCCATGCTTGTACCAAAGACATTTGCATTATCAGACATATCTTTAATAGCTCTGTCTGCATACTTGGCGGCTTTGTCTGTATCTCCACCTAAAGATTGAAGAAGTGAAGCACTAAAGGAAGTGGTAAGTTCCATGTACTTGTTAGCAGAAATACCAGCAGTTTTATATGCTTCATCCGCATACTTTGATACTGTCTTGGCGCTATCCTTACCAAAGAGCTTTTCTACACCACCACTTAATTGCTCATATTGTGAATAAGCATCAAGTGCGGCCTTGCCTATTTTGACAATTTCTTTAACAGCATAAGCAGCAGCAAAAGCCTTAATGAAACCCTTAACTTTGGTACCAAGGCCTTCTGTCTTCTTACCTGTCTTATCCATTTCACCAGAGATAGAATTTAAACCTTGTTTGGCTTTGCCATCATCTACCTCTATTCCAATTTTAAGAGTTCCTAAATCTAACATTATTTATCACTCCTACTATATTTCTTTCTCAATTTTTCTCTGTCTGGTTTTGTCTGTGTCAAAATCCAACAGTTCTCTAAATACTCCCTACCTTCCTCTGTCTGTCCTAACTTATCAACAAAGGCATCTTTGGCAAGTATCTTATAAGTGACGCAATCAAGCTCTATAACTTGGTTGAAATCCATCCTTGTATAATCACTTACTAACTTTAAGTCTCCTGTTTCAGTTAGTAAGTAAGGAACATCTTCATCACTATCAGAAGGCAAAGTAGGGAATGTTATTCCCCCAGAGCATCATTGATACTTCCCATATAATCCTCAAGGATAAGGTTGATAGTATTTAAATCTAATTCATTGAGTTCTTCATCAGTAAATTCTCTCTTATTGATATTACTGTTCAGAACTTCCTTAATGATTTCTGTAAGTGAGTTCATTTGCAGTTCAATATCATCAAGGTTCTCTAACTTAACCATTCTCATAAGCAGCTCTTGTTTAGGCATTGGGAACTGCAGAACCTCACCATCAAACCATTTAAGTTCGTAATATCTTCTCTTTTTCGTTAAATCTAACATCTTATATCTCCTCCAATTGATAACTGCGGCCGCGCCGCAACTAAAAAATGGGGAAAGGGATTAGTGTTCCCTTTCCCCTTATCATTAAGCAGTTTTAGGTAAAACTTCTTCGAAAATAACTAATGTACCATCCGCATCATTTGGAACAGCCTTAAACTCTGCGTTAATAACTGTTTCAGCATCCTTTGCAAATGCCATCTCAAATCCAGCTTCGTTTGAACCAACAACTGTGATTCTGATATCTCCATCAACAGCATCAGAATAAACAAATCTGATAACGTATTGCTGATTAGAGAATCTACCAATACCACCAATCTTAACTGTCTTCTTACCATTAGCAGAAGAAGTAGCTGGTGTAGTCTCAACTGTAGAAGCAGTTGTAGTAAGCTTTGCAAGTGTATCTGCGTTCCAAGTCATAATTCCAGACTTAAGTAATACTTCCTCATTAGTAAGGTATTTCTTTGAAACATAACCTAAATCATCTTTAGCTTCATAAAACTCTGGTGTGTACTCAAGTGTTGCGCCACCTTGAATGTAACCAAGTAAGTTAGCACTTGTTTCAAGAGTGCCATCTGCTGGGATTGTGTAACCATCAGCACTCTTTGTTGCAGTAGTAACATATAATTTACCAGAGCCTAATACAATCTTATTACTCATTATTTTCGCTCCTATGTATATAATCAAAGTACAACAGAGTGTGATAAGTTTTAGTCTCACCTTCATAAAGGGAGCCGCCGCCATTTAATTCACAGCTTGTTATACCATCTATTAAAATGTTGTCTCCTATTGGAACTAATGCTCCAACAATCTTCTTTCTATAACTTTCTGCTTCACTGTAAGTTTTCGTTATAAGCCTTAACTCTAGCCTTTGTTGCGACTTCGCGCCATTGTCAGCCACAGGATAGTGATTATAGATAATCTGATTACCTAATGAAGTTGTAAAAACTGGTTTAACAGGAAGGCTTGTAGCGACTTCTAAAGCAGAAATAATCTTCTTAATCATATTAACCCCTTAAAGCAATCAATTATTCTACTTCTGTTCTTGTCTAAAGCTGGCTGCAAGTAAGGTTGTGATTTCATACCTCTTGTAGTATGCCAATCTCCATTAGCATCTTCATAAGTCCATGGAGATTGTCTTCCACCACCTTCTGTTGAATAGATACCAGTACCAACCTCAACATAAGGCGCATACTCTACATTAGTTCCAACTTCACCTTTTGTTCCGTCTACTGTATGACTTATACTTTGCCTCAACTGTCCATCATCTACTGGACAGTTCTGTTTGGCACTATTTTCTACAATCAAGCAAGCCTTCTCTAATGCCTTTTCAAGTAAGTCTGGAAGTTCTTTATTAACGAATTGTTCCAAGTTCTTTTCGACTTCCGCAGTATCAATCGAAACACCCATCACTTTCAATCTCCTTCATAAAGACTATATTTTCTCTTCCAGCTTTATTTACAAATTGAACTTCGTATTTTTCACCTATGATATCTCCAACCAATACTTCATCAAGAGTCAAGCCAATATGAGAACACTGTTGTATTCTCATATCTTGGCTTGATAAAGTTATCTCATTGGAAAGAGATATAAACATATTAATATTCGCGGCAGCCGCATACTCTTCAATAGGTTCATTGAAATCATTGGAAGTATCTATATCAATCCTTACTTTTCTTGTATATGATTTCTTTTTACTATTAAACATTGCGCCACCTCTTAAACTGTTCTTAACTTCCTGTGTTTTCTCAATGACTTATAAATCATTGGGCTAAAATCATCTGTATAACTTTCACTTATTCCAGAATAACTTTGTGAAGAAATACCATCAGCAGAAAGCTTATTAAACCTTTCACAAACCATAACCTTTACAATCTCATCTAGCTTCTCATCATATGTATCTAAATTGCAGTAATCAGTAGCAATCATCTTACACTGTGAAATCAAAAGGCTTAAAACAGAGGTGTTATCGCAATTAGTTAAGGTTTGTAAATCATCAATCATTGCCATATTTCTTCACCTCACAAATCACTAATTAAGCAGCAGCTTCTTCAATCTTTCTAGCCTTTGTAGCATCTGTAAG